ATGACTTGCCGTCTGACCTGCGGTTATGGTGATGGATTAGGAATCGTATGATACCCTTAAACGCAAATTCGCTTTCAGAGCGAAAGGGCGATCTGCGAAGCAGAAAGATCGCAAGGTTTGGTTTGGTCATACCTCTGTTCATAGCCTTAAACATAGGCTTATTAAAAGATTATTCCGTTGCTTCATTAGATAGAACTAATCATTATAGACAATGGGCTTTCATACAGCTTAACAATCTAGATCAATTTTACTGTTTAGATGAATTGAATTTCAAAGAATCAAGATGGAATCCAAAAGCCAAGAATGGTAGTCATTATGGTATTCCGCAAGGTAGGTCTAAATGGCTTGCAACAGTTGATGGATATAAACAGATTGATTGGCAATTAAAATACATTAAGAAGCGATACGATAATCCTTGCAATGCTTTACAACATCATAAGATTAAGGGATGGTATTGAGTAAGTCAGCTCTAAGATCTACCGGATCAACAAGACATTGGAGATCAATAAGATCAAGGGTGTTGCGTAGGGATGGCTTTATATGCCAATACTGCAACCAAGAGGCTACAACTGTGGATCATGTAATACCTAGAAGGCTTGGTGGGTTGGATGACGACAGCAACCTCGTTGCATCCTGCACTAGATGCAATTTAAGCAAGGGTGGGCGGTTTTTTGTGAGCAAGAGGACACCACCGACCCCCCGTTCCTTTTCTAACCCACAAAACACCTCGATCGCTCACGATCAGACTGGATCGAATTGATAAATCTTAAAACGGGAGAGATCATTACAGATCACGCTCAATCAGGATTAGGAGGTGTGCAAACTCCACGAATTCACTCCAAACTCAATGATTTGCCGTCTAAAGGTCAGGAAATGATTGACTTTGCAGATCAGGTTGGCATACAACTGATGGACTGGCAAAAGTTTGTTGCAATTCATGCCCACAAAGTTAAAGAGGATAATCGTTGGGCAACCGCTGAGGTCGGGTTGTGCCTTAGTCGGCAGAATGGAAAGAGCACCTTGATGATGCTTAGAATTTTGACAGGCATGTTTGTATGGGGTGAAGGGTTGCAACTTGCATCAGCTCATAGATTGACTACATCACTTGAAACATTTAGACAGATTGTTGCACTAATCGAACAACATCCGGAACTTGAAAAGGAAGTAAAGAAAATCCGATGGCAACATGGTGCAGAAGAAATTGAATTGTTTGGCAATAGACGATTTGTTGTGAAAGCTGCTAACAATGCTGCGAGAGGGTTGAGCAAACCCGAATCCATACATATGGATGAGTTGCGTGAATATAAGGATGAGGATGCTTGGTCATCAATGCGGTATTCAATGATGAGTGCTAAGAATCCGCAGGTTTGGGTCTATTCTTCAGCAGGAGATCAACATTCAGTTATTCTAAACAAATTGCGTGAGAGGGCGTTGGCTTCAGCTACAACCAACGATCCGATTGGGTGGTTTGAGTGGAGTGCCGAACCAGATGCGCCGATCCACCTTCCGTCAGGCGATGTCAATTGGTCAGCATTTGCTCAAGCCAACCCATCATTGGGAATAACAATTCATCCAGATAATATCTTGGCTGCAATAAATGATCCTCCTGATATTGTGCGAACCGAACTCCTCACACAATGGGTGGATACAATAAATTCAGCTATTGATCCGCAAAAATGGGCAATGTGTCAAATTGATCCAATACCACTAGATCCTGAACAACCTACATGGCTTGGCTTGGATTTGTCGCCGGATAGAAAATTTGGGGCGTTAGTTGCTGCCCAACGATTATCTGGTGAAAGATTTTATGTGCAATTGCTTCACACTTGGTCAAATGATTACAGCTTGAATGATTTGGCGGTTGCAAATGATATTGCGCCTTATGTCAGAAAATACAACACACAAACTGTGGCTTTTAGCAAAAGAACAAGTCAGGCAGTTGCGTCAAGGTTAGTTCCTGCTGGAATACAAGTAACTGATATGGATGGGGCTATTTATGCAGAAAGTTGCGACCGATGGCTCGGGGCTATAAATTCCCATAGGTTGCAGCATTCGGGGCAAGAGGAATTAACTCAACAAACATTATCAGCTGCTAAATTGCCCTACGGAGATGGCTCATGGATTATTGGTAGGAGAGCGAGCAGGGTAGCCGTTTGTGCCAGCGTTGCCACAGCATTGGTTTCCTATTTTGCGACACAAGTAGAAACGGAAATTGATATACAAGTCGGATAAATTGCATTTATGGTATATTATGTGCTAATGGGATTATTTGACCGATTTACAGCAAAATCAAATGAGCAGACAAATACAATAGATGTCGCAGCTGCTCTTGCACCTTACAATTCCCAACAATTAGTTGGTGGAATTTTATTTGGAACAACAACCGCAAGTCGTGAACAATATATGGCAATTCCTTCAGGTGCTCGTGCAAGAGGAATAATTTGTTCAACAATTGGATCGCTTCCTCTTGAGCAATATAATCATTTTACAAATGAACATATAAGACCAAACAGAGTAATCATGCAACCAGATCCAAGAGTTGCTGGTTCAGCAATTTATGCATGGATCGCTGAGGATCTTTTACTTTATGGCGTTGCTTATGGAATGGTTATGGATGCTTATGCTGCAACCGATGCTTCAAGAATTAGAGCATGGACAAGAATTGCACCAAACAGAGTATTTGCTTCATTAAATAACAATTCAACAGAGATTGAGTATTACACAGTTGATGGCAAGCGAGTGCCACCATACGGACTTGGATCTTTAATTGTATTCAATGGTTTAGATGAAGGAATTCTTAATCGAGCAGGTCGCACCATTAAAGCTGCTGCTGCATTAGAACAAGCTGCTGAAATGTATGCAAGAGAGCCAATGCCACAAATGGTTTTGAAATCAAATGGCACAAATTTAACTCCTGAGCGAATTACAAAACTTTTGGAATCTTGGAGAATATCAAGATCAACAAGAGCAACTGCATTTTTGAATGCTGATGTTGAATTACAAGCATTAGGTTTTGATCCGGCTAAATTACAATTAAATGAAGCCAGACAATACTTGGCTTTAGAAATTAGTCGTGCCAGCGGCATTCCGGCAAGTTTCGTATCTGCTGAAACTACTTCAATGACCTACACAAACACAGTTGCCGAAAGAAAAGCATTGATTGACTTTTCACTTCGACCAATCTTAACTGCAATTGAGCAACGCCTATCAGCTGCGGATTTTTGTCCAAATGGAATTGAAACACGATTTGACATCGATGACTTTTTGCGTGGCTCAGCATTAGAGCGTGCGCAAGTTTATGAAATCCTAAATCGCATTGGCGCAATGAGCGTTGAGCAAATCCAAGAGGAAGAGGACTTAATCCGATGAAAATTAGTTTCCCAATTGAAATAACCGCAGCCGATACAAACAAGCGAACAATCTCAGGAAAGATTGTAACTTGGGATGAGGAAGGCTCCACTAGCGCAGGATTAACTGTTTTTGAAAAAGACAGCATTGATTTTTCAAAGCCTGTCAAATTATTGCTTGAGCACGAAAGAACAAAGCCACTTGGAAAACTTGTTGATATAACTGCCACAGATACAGGCTTGGAGGCGACCTTTCGTCTTGCAAAAACTTTTTCTGCGGATGACGCATTGGAGGAGGCTGCTACTGGGCTTCGTGATGGATTTAGCGTGGGTGTAAAAATTAATGAATGGAAAAATGTCGAAGGCGTGTTACGCATTCAAAAAAGTTCATTACAAGAGGTCAGTTTGGTAACCGATCCCGCAATCGACAGCGCACGAGTCGCTGAGGTAGCAGCTAGTGAAACACCAGAGAATTCCGAAGCAACCGCTGAGGAAACCACAACAAAGGAGAACATAGTGTCAGAAATTACTTCTGAGGCTCCTATCGCAACCGAAGCGGTAGAAGCGACACAGGCTCCAGTTGTAACAGCAAACTACATGGCATACACAAAGCCAAGAGTTGATCTAAATGTTACAGCAGGACAATATCTAAATGCACAAATCAAAGCACTTAGTGGCGACACCGATGCTCGTGATTTAGTTGCAGCAT